ATTAAGGCACAGGATAAATTACTTTGGTATATAGAAATAGGAGGGAGAAGATGAGTAACGATAATTTTACAATGGAATTATTGTGTTGTGAGGACACAATATTAAACGAAATTGAGCATAAAGAATGTAAACGAAAAAATATTGCTTTAACTTATTATTTTTGTATGAAATCATCTGAAAATATAGATTGGGGAGTTATTAACAGAGCAATAATTGAAAGGTGGAGTTTTAGTGGGTTGGAATATATTAAAACCGAAGCATATAAGTGGTACAAAAAGAAGATTAGACAGCATGAACTTGAGGCACTACTCAACAACTGCACAGATGATGACGAGGCGATACTGCTAAAGAGGGAGATTGAGGGATTAGAGGAGGTAAATACTAATGGCTAACTATATCTACGAATGCCCGGTCTGTCATAATCTGATGAAGTTAACGATAGACCTGGAGTCCTGTCCGTTTCAGCGGTCTTTAATCGGGCAGTGTGATAAGTGTAATAATAAAGTGGAGATATTGGAAGATAGTTATGAGATATGGCTAAAAGAGAAGGAGGCGAAAAGTAGTGGATTATAAATTTAACGAAAATGAGCAAATTAAATGTCCTATATGTGGTGAGTCTGCTAATTATAGGGAATTTCCAGATGTAGTTAGGTTGCTTCAGCCAGGCGAGGCGTATCGATTAATATTGAAGGCATTAGACAAAAATTATGGTCATTATCTAATAGGGGTAAAAGATAATGGAAAGATAGGGGATAGTTATACAATTAGAGATTTGATAGATATTAGTTATCAAAAATACTTCCCCAAAAACGAGGTGACTGATGAAAAAGGTTAAAGCCAAAGTGCTGAAATATATGATAAGCGAAAATGAGGTTAAGCGTCAAGTGAAGGATTACTTAAACGCTACTGGCTGGTTTAACTTTCATATCCTGCAAGGAATGGGAGCATACAAGGGCATTCCTGACCGCATAGCAGCCAAGAACGGGAAGGTATTATTTATTGAAGTGAAGAAACTGGGGGGTAAACAAAGCGATAATCAGAAGCATTTTCAGGAATGCGTTGAGGGTGCAGGCGGAATATATATATTGGTGAATGATTTGAACGATATAGTTAAGGCGATAGATAAGTTAGAAGGGAGGTGAAAAATGTTTAGTTTTTTTAATGATATGGGCAATTATGAAGAAAGGAAGATTGCAAATTATAAAAATAATGGCGTTGAGGTTGATACTTGTTATTGCTCGGATACAGAAAAACCCATAGAAACTGCAGTTCATCATCCAAAATATAACGATGATAAATGGATTATTGTTGATTATGCAGATACAGAGCCAGAAGCATTATTAAAACATAATAAATGGGTTAAAAAAATGACTTTTGAAAAACTACCTGAAACAATTAGAGATATATGTACAGCAGGAATTTCTAAAATGGTTGATTTGCTTAATGATGATGAATGGAGAGAAATGAAGAAAGAAGAATAATTTATTTTATTGTTAGAAGGGAGGTGATAGCCTTGCACAATTGTCATGTTTGGAATTTAAAAAGAGGAGGTTAAAACGGTGATTACTTTACACATACCCGAACAGACGGCCCGGAACTTGCTGGAGTATATTAACGAATATCTTGATAATGCTTGCAGTCAGAAATTTATGAGGGAGGCAATACAAGACAAAATGCGTATCAAGCGAGCAATAGGTAGGGCAGAAGGCATACCGAGATGTATGCTGACTGATTTTAGGTTAAAAGATATGGTGAGGTAACGAAAATAAATAAAGCAAGGGGTAAGCTGAAATAATATAGTTTACCCCTTGCAAAAAGGAGGAAAAATAATTACATCTCTATCTCGGACACTTGACAAGTTTTTCGCTATAATTAAAATAGAGGGATATAGATGACAAGAACTAAAATTGTGATAGAAGACTACGGTATAATCCCGCCAAAAAACTCCATACCATTTTGGGAAGACAATAATGCTTTTGATGAGGATAAAGTTGTCTTTAAAGTTGACTTCCAAATAAGCCTACAGAAACTGACCCCAACCGAAAGAGAAATTCTTAAGTATTATAGCGATGGTTATTCGGTGAGAGAAATAGAAGAGATAATTAACCTACCACGAGCTACAGTCCAAGATATAAAGGATAGAGCCATTAAGAAATTGAGGAAGATGATGAATGGAGAAGATAGTATTCATAGCCTCTTTGCCTGATATATTATCAGCCATCAATATTGCAGGCCAGGACGGCAACAGCAGGATTAAGTTAGATATACCTGCGAGTGATATTACGGCAGTAATAAGGTTAATCGAATTAAAGGGGCAAAGTTTTAAGGTAACGATAGAAGAAGATAAGGGTGATTGGTAATGACCGATAAATCAGTAGTAAACGGGAAAGATGAAAAGGGTAAATTTACTAAAGGTAATCACTTTGGTTGTATCCTTAAAAGAGGATATAGCCTTCTTGATATTACTAAAGCCGCAATGAGATATGACAAAACCCACGAAGATACTATTATGAAAAAATATATTGAGAGAGTCAGCAAGAACGACAGAATGCTCGAAAATTTTGTTAATAGATATGTGCCTACCAAGACTATTAATGAACTTACCGGCGCAGACGGGACACCACTGACCGTGACACTGAAAAAAGTTATTTATACTAACGATGAAGGAAAAGAATGAACCTTGTTATAGACTCACCGTACAACTACAAGCCCTATCCGTGGGAAATCCCCATTTGTGTAGCCTTTCAAAACGGCAAAGAAGTTTGGAAAACTATTCATAGGCGAGGCGGGAAGGATTTATTTGAGTTAAGTGAGGTATTACTTCCCGAAGCCTTTGAACATCCTGGAACATATCAATATGTCTGGCCTCTACTAAAGCAAGGGCGTGACTCTTTCTGGGAAGGCAAGGATGAAGATGGGCGGGATATAATGAATTATTATATCCCACAAAAGATGATTCTTCATAAAGATAATGCTGATATGAAACTTACAGTAGCTTCTATTGGTGGCACATCTATAATACAAGTTTTTGGTACAAATAAACAGCAGTATATAACATTAAGAGGGAAGCCAAGCAACGGGGCAGTATTTACAGAATTTGCCTATCAAGATCCCAGGGGTGAAGAGGTCGTATCTCCGATGATAAGAAAATCAAAAGGTTGGAAATCATATAATTCCACTCCTAATGGGAACAATCATTACAAGACCAGATTTGATTTAGCTAAAAACAATCCTGACTGTTACACAATTTTAGCAACGGTTTTAGATACCTATGATCATAACGGCAATAGACTTATAACCGACGCAGACCTACAAAAAGAACGTGACGACGGCAAGTCAGAAGATTACATTAACCAAGAATATTTTTGTAGTTTTAATCAGGGTATAGAAGGTACATATATCGGCAGGGAATTACAGGAATTAGCCAACGAAGGCCATATAACCAAAGTTCCTTACGAACGGGAATTACTGGTAGATACTTACTGGGATTTAGGGATAAGCAAGAATAGTATGGCGGTCTGGTTTGTCCAGCAGTTAGGTAATGAAGTAAGGTTTATAGATTTTGAAGAAGCGACAGGAAGGACATTTACCTACTGGGCGCAATTACTCCAGGCTAAAAAATATTTATACGGGAAACACTACGCACCACCTGATGTCGCAGTTAAAGAGATGGTTGGTAAAGGGCAGATTGCAAGGACACGGCTTGACCACGCTGCAGATGTGGGGATTATTTTTGAAATAGTAGAGAAATGTTCTTTTGAAAACAGTGTAGAAGTGCTGAAAGGGTTGCTCCCTATTTGTTGGTTCGATGAGGAAAAAACAGCAGTGGGCAGACGGCATTTAGAGATGTGGGGCAGAGTATGGAATGATATCTTACAGAAATATACCGACAATGAGAGGGCAGACGGCAATAACCATGCAGGGGCGTCGGCAAGGTATGCAGCCATATCAATCAGGCAGATAGGATTATACAAAAGCACCAGCAGGGGCTATGCAGATGAAGATTACGACTATGTCAAAAAGCATAGCAATAAATATTCAGGATTATAAGGAGGAAGTATGAATAAGAAAAAAGCTACTTGTGCAGATATTGAGAAGATTGTGAAAGTATTAAAAGAACACGAATTAAAGCCTGACAAGGATGGACTTATCACGATAGGCGAATGGTATATACCAAGTACACCAAAGCAAGATAAAAAGATGATGGAAAAAATCAAAATGGAATATGTGGGTGATCCAACCGAATCACCCTTCTACCGTGACAGTGTAGGAGGGGAGGAATTACATGAAAATACCCGATAAGGTCAAAGTGGCTGGTCATGTTTACAATATGGTATGGGATGATGAGTTTTTATCGAATAAAAGTTTTACAGGTCTTGCTTGCCATAGAGAATTAATAATATATCTATGTAAAAAATATCGTGGAGATAAATTATCAAAATCTATTATAGAAGAAACCTTATTACATGAAATAATCCATACAGTAGATGTCGTTTATAATAATCACTCATTAACCGAAGATAGTGTAGATAGATTGTCAGAAGGTTTATATCAAGTATTAAAGGATAATTTCAAGTTTTAAGGAGAGCTAACCATGCCTTTTAAATCAAAAGCACAAATGCTCGCAATCCTAATCGGCTATTTCGGAATGTTTATATTATCGATACTATTTTGGATTATGAAAGGGGGATAAATGAAAATATATTTAGGTAAAACAGGGCTAAATAAAACTTGGCAAGAGCCATTTCCTGAAATTACTAAATGTCATAAATGTGGGGGAAAAGCAAATATTATGTTTGTTGGATTTGAAGGAAGAAAACTGAATCAATATATTTGTAATTTAAAAGAAAATGGTGGTAAGGGAGATTATTGGGTGCATGATGCAATAGCATGTGCTATTTATCTATGTGCTGATTGTTTTGAACCGATAATTTTGTTGAACCAAGCATAAAAAAAGTTTTAAGGAGGGTTAACTATGCCATTAAAAAGTAAGGCACAATTAAGAAAATTCGGGGCGATGTTAACTCGTCATGAGATTAGTAAAGCAACCTTCGATAAATGGGTGAAGCACACTCCGAACATAAAGAAATTGCCTGAAAAAGTAAAAAAGAATAAAAAGAAAAAATAAGAGAGGGGGAAATATGAGCGAAATAAATAACCTGCACAATATTATCTCTAATAAGCTATATGAAGGATTATTAAAGGATTATGAGGATTCCATTGTTTTAGTTGTTAACAAATATGAAGATTATAAAATAGTGGATGGTTTATTAGGTGTCATCATCAAAATTAAGACCATCCAGGCAATGGATGTATCGGCTGAACTGATAAGAGAGAGCAGAAGGATATTGAGGAATTAAGAAAGGAGGAAATTATGGAACTTAAAGAGAACGAATGCAGAATTTATTACAAAGGAAAAGAAAGATTTTTACCATTCGAAAAAGAACTAAAACAATTATTTAAAGATAATGGTTTTAAATGTTGGGCAAGTGGTTATGATATGTGTGATGGAATTAGAGATTTGTGTTTTGATAAAACAATTTCTGAAAACGAAAATTAAAACATTAATATAAAATTATCGGGGGAGTAAGGAATGATGAACATTGGTAAAAAAGAAAATAGAAGAGGCAAAGACAAAGGGTAAGGCACTCGTTGAATTTGTCTTAAACCGCTACAATTACTCCAAGAATAACATGACTGACCGTCATGCACAATGGGCAGAATACTATGATGATTATAGAGGCACTCGTTCCGATCTGAAAGAGAAATGGCAGTCTAATTATGTGGTTACTTCACTAAAAGAGTCAGTACGCACCAAAACACCTATATACATGAATATCCTATTCCCTTCTTCTGATCCTTCTAAAGCCTTCGATATCAAGCCAGGTGAAGAAAGTGATGAGAACGCTATCCCTGCCTTAAAAGATATCATTGCTTACCAGTTAGGCAATGTAGGGAAAGACAGGGGCGGGTTATTTAATGTGGCGGAAGGTCACGTCAAGCAATTCGAGATATACGGCTATTCACTTACCAAAGTCCCCTGGATAGAACAGAAGGAAAAAGGTAAGACGATATTTGAGGGACCGGATATTGAAGTATGTGATATCCTTAATGCTTTTCCTGATCCTGTCGCTCTTGACGTAAACAGTAGTTGGATAGTGATAAGAAAGCCTGATGTCTTTGTATCACATTTGAGACAGATGGAGAAGCAGAAAGTCTACCACAGTATTATTGACCTTAAAGAGAGTTCACAACCAAGTGGAATGATAAATTTATCAGGTGGCGATAACAAGCTAAAATCCGATAAGGTTGAGCTATTGGAATATCACGGTGACGTGCCTAAATCGCTATTAGAGGGCAAGATATCTGACGAGGCACAGGTGAACCCCTACGAAGATGATTATGTTAGAGCTATCGTCACCATAGCCAACCGTGAAGTATGTATCAGAAATAAAGAATATCCTTATGACTGCGGAAATATCTTCGTCGACGTTTCAAAAGACAAAATGCCTAACGAACAGTTTGGCGTAGGCACAGGCGAAGATATCCAATCCTATGCAGAAGAACTGACCAACGCACACAATAAACTGTCCGATTGCATTAATATTATTGCCAACCCGATGGCAGTAATGAACCAGCAGAAGATGGCAGGCGTATCAGGGGGAATAGTTATATCCCATCCGGGAAAAGTATTCTTTACTAACCCCAACGTAGACGACGTTAACAGGGCAATGGCTTTTATTAATACCACCGCACAGGCATCAGCTTTGACACCTTTAATCGTTTTTATAAAGATGTTAGAAGAGAAGATAATGAAGACTACGCAGGCAGTTCCTGTTATTGCTGCTTCACCGACTAAAGAAGGACTACCTGAGACATTAGGGGCAACCCGAATGATGCAGGGTAATGCAGCCGAACCGATAAAACATATCGTCAAGCACTGTTTTGAACCGTGGCTGCAGAAGGTATTAGAGATATTTTATAAGCATGACGACCAATTTTTTAGTAAGGAAGCTGCTTACCGCGTACTTGGTAAAGAAAGGGCTGCACAATGGTTTAAAGAGAAAAACAAAAGGGATATCGAAAAGAAAGATATTAAACTTTCCGGCAATCCTGACTTTATCCCTCGTGGCGTAAGCGTATTCGAGGAGAAGCAGGTAGAACTGGTTAACTTAATTAAGGTGTTAGATATAGCACCGATGATATTAAAACCTGCTTATAATCCAGATGGAACTCCTGCAATGGACGGAGAAGGCAAACCTGCTATGGTGCCAGTGTTTAATTTAGAGGAGATAGGCAAACGTATAGGGGAAGATATGAATTTTAGGGATTTAGAGGAACTAATCCCAGGGCTAAAAGAGGCACGTGAAAAGAAAGAGGCACAAACGACCGCCAACAAGGCAGGAACATCCACTCCTGCCACCCCACAGCAAGGGTTAGGCAGAGGGACTCCCCCGCCTTCTACTAACCTTGTGGGGAATGTGCCAGGTGCAGGGGGAATACCAATAATTAATCAAAGGGGGTAACAAATGTTAACTATAGATAAATTAAGAATAAAAGATAAGGCTTGCACAATTTGTAATGGTATTTATTTAAGTGGTAGAGCAATCTCTAAAAAACGATGTGATGATTGCGTTAGTAATAACAAGAAAAATTATATAACAAGGGAGATTAAATGACCAAATACGACTCCGCCATTGAGCAGGCAGACCGCCTGCGAGCCACCATAAACACTGCTGGCTGGCAGGATATACAGAAGTTTATGGCTGATAAAAAAGCATATTATACCATGATAGCTTTAAGTGAAAAGGATATAAATAAGATTTACTACGCCCAAGCCTTCGTTGAAGCGATAGACACCATTAATTTAGAGATTAACGGGTTAATACGAGAAGGCGATGAGGCGGGATTAAGAAAGAAAAAATAAGGGGGGAATATAATGTTTAAGGACATTAAAATAATTGAAAAAAAAGGTGGAATATTTAAACCAGAACATACCATTGGGTGGAAATTTGAATACAAAGAAAATAAATATGGTAATTATATAAGTGACCAAGTGCCTACTGGGGAAACATACACATATTGGGATGATGATGAAGAAGCTGAATGTATTGGACACGTATATAAAACAGTACCGTTAACTGAAAAAGACCAAATTATGTTAATTAAAAATATGATGGATTCTATGAAAAGAATAGTTAAAGATAATAATAAGAAAAAATAAGAAAGGAGTATTTTGAGTCATGACCGAAGAAAAAACCAATAACCAACCATCTGCCCCTGATGAGGGACAAGCAGTTGAAGGACTGGTAGAAACAGAGGATTATGAGAAGCTTTCCAATGAAGAACTGGAAGCAAGAGTTAAGGGAAAACCTGCACCTGTTGCACCTGCCGAACCTGCAAAAGGGGGTGAAGAGCCTCCACCTGCACCAGAAGAACAATTGCCTGATGATCTGAAAGGCAAATCTGCCGAAGAATTAGCAAAGGCTTACGTTAATATTCGTAAACTGCACGCTAAACAAGACGAAGAACTCGGAGTGTTGCGGAAATTTAAGGAAGAATCAGAAGACCTCGACACCCAGATGAAGCAGTATCAAATTGACGCTACTTCACGGCACATCGTAGAAACTGAAATAAAGGGTATGACTGACGAGGAAAAGCAGAAATTCTATGATGTCTTTAGCGAGGACCCCGTCAAGGCACTGATGCCTTATATCTCAAAAGCAATAAAACCTATTGCAGTAATACAGGCAAGACAGGCAAATGAAACGGAGATACAGCGGTTAACGGAGAAATACAAGAACAGTAGAGTACCCTATGACCGCAAGGCAATAGATAAGATACTGGCCAACCATACCAGTGCAGACGGCAGGAACGAGTTATTTGACCGCTACGGTACAAAAGCCTTTGAAGAAGGCTATAAGATACTGCGTGACCAGAACCTTGACGCCGCTATTGAAAAAGAACAGAAAGACTTCGTTGAGAAAGCGAACAAGGAAGCAGAAGAATTCGCTAAGAAGAAACTGCAAACCTACACCGAACCGCAAGGCGTAACTTCTGTTTCAAAGAGTGGATCGACCGATTATGACACCATGTCTATGGAAGAACTTGAAAAATTGGTCGGAAAACCAAAGGACTAACTAACACTTAGGCCTGTAATTCACGGGGGAAAAACAAAAATTTAAATTAAAAGGACGTGAATTATAATGGCTAATGATCCAACCACAACCGCTACTCTTACCCAAGCATTGAAGACTTATTACGATAGAAAACTGTTAGAACTTGCCGAACCAGTCATGGTAGCCGACAAATTAGCAGACCACTCTCGTGATATTCCTCAAAAAGAGGGTAAGATAGTAAATTTCACCCGTTATGTCCCCTTAGATAAAGTAACCGCCGTAACTGCTGAAAATGCAAACTCCAATTATGTCGAACTGAAAGCCTTCGAGTTTGAGAAGACCGTCGCCAAGTATGCTAACGCTATAAGACTTACTGAAGAAATACAATTATTTAGTTACTGTGAGCCACTTGACAATGCGGTTCAGCTTCTGGGCGTTAATATGGGTGAATCAATTAATTATCAGTATAGAAAGGCAATGGCTTTAGGATTCTATCCGATGAGGGTAGATAACTTAGGCACTTATGCTAAGACTGGAATTGTAGAAGCTACACCAACTGTTACTACTGTGAAAGCATCCGAATTAGACGAGTCATCGAATGACTTCTGGAATGATGGAGTAATCATCTTCACTTCAGGACGGAATGCAGGATATGCAGGTTTAGTAACCGATTTTGATCATGGGACTGATACGATCACCTTTGCTCCTGCATTAGAAGATGCCTGTGCTGTAAATGATACCTTCCGTATCGTTGTTAGTACAGGTCTGGCTGCTTCTAATGTCGTAACTTGTTCTGCGGTAGAAAGAGCTGTATCTATCCTTGAAAACAATAAAGCACCTAGATATGACGGTTTATATTATGCAGGGATTATTGCTCCCTTTGTAAAGTATGACTTCATGCAAGATAGTGCGTGGGTCAATGCACAACATTACGCTTCACCTGAAGCTATTAAAAATGGCGAAATAGGCGAATGGAATGGAGTCAGGTGGTATAAAGATACCGAAGGTTGGAGAGAAACAATTACTGCTGCAAATGCTACTTCTGGAACTCAAGGATTCGGATTCTATTCTGCTACTGGTACTATCAACCACACTCCGATATTCGGCAAACACGCTTATGCTGGAACTCGTATTTCAGGCGTAAAAGACAAACTCATCATCAAAATCCCCGGACCGCAAGATACTTCCAATTTTATCAATGCTTGGAGCATGGTATCTTGGAGAGCTTACTTCGTAGCTGTAGTCTTAAACGGGCTGTTCGGCGTGAATATTGTAAGCGGTGCTTCAAC